GGTAGTATGACTGTTAAAGTTTATCAACCTGTTGGTCCTGCAGCACAAACTTATGGTTATGGTTTTGGTATTGGAAACTATGGTGGTACAATTACTGGTGCCTTAACAACAACTCTTAACGGAGCGTTGCTCGCGGATACAGCTGGTACAGGTGGATCAGGAACAGCAATAACTTTAACATCAACCACTGGTCTTCCAACGACAGGTACAATAGCTGTTGGTAATGAATTAATTACATATACAGGTATAGCTGGATCTGACATAACAGGTATTACTAGAGGAGCATTAGGCACGGCAACGTTTGGTACATCAAACGGACAAGCTCACAGTAGCGGTGCAACAGTTACAAATGCTACAAACTTTTCTGGATTTGGTAGTGCAGTTGAAGCATCATCAGTAACATTAGAACCAGGACTTTGGTCATTAAGTAATTTTGGTGAAGTATTAGTTGCAACTATTGCAAATGGTAAAACATTTACATGGAATGCAGGAATTACAGCTAGACTTACAACAAGAGCTTCTATGTTAACATCTGGTTTTGAAACAAGAATAGATGCAGCTACAGATAGTGGTAATCCCACAGCTACTAGAGTCACACTTATATCACCAACAACAAGACACTTAATTCATCTTGGAACAGAAGTAACTATAGGAAGTCCTGATACACAAGATGATATGTTTATAAGATTTTCTGAAGATGAAAACATAAATAAATATACACCACAAGCAACTAACACTGCAGGCACACAAAGATTACAAGACGGTACAAAAATCATGGGTGGTTTGGTTGCAAAAGAAAATATTCTAATTTGGACTGACAATGCGTTGTATACAATGAAATTTGTTGGAGCTCCATTTACATTTGGTTTTGAACAAGTGGGAACGAACTGCGGATTGATTGGTAAAAACGCAGCGATAGAAATAGATGGTGTTGCCTATTGGATGGGTAACAACGGATTCTTTTCTTTTGATGGTACAGTTAATACTTTACCATGTAGTGTTGAAGATTTTGTTTATGATGATTGTAATACTACAAAAGGTCAACAAATAAATGCAGGCATTAATAATTTATTTACAGAAGTAATTTGGTGGTATCCAACTCAAAACGCAGATTTTAATGATAGATATGTTGTTTATAATTATGGTCAAGATAATGCAAGATTACCTATGGGTAATTGGTATACAGGCACAAATACAAATTCAATTAGAACAAGTTGGATTGATTCATTAGTATATCCTAAACCATATGCTACAGCTTATAATAGTTCTAATACAGGAACATTTCCATCAGTTATTGGTGAAACAGGTTTAGGCCAGACTGTATTTTTTGAACACGAAATAGGAACAGATCAAGTTAATCCTGATGGTAGTGTTACTGCTTTAACATCTTTTATAAAATCATTTAGTTTTTCTCTGCAAAAAGATCAGAGTGAAATATTTTTAGCTATGAGAAGATTTTTACCAAACTTTAAAGTATTGACTGGTAACAATCAAATTACTTTATCTATAAAAGATTTTCCTGCAGATAGTGATACTCAAACATCATTGAGTCCTTTTACGATTACATCTACCACAACTAAAGTAGATACACGTGCAAGAGGGCGATATGCAAATATAAAAATAGAAAATACTGGTGTAGGTGAATCGTGGAGATTCGGTACATTTCAAGTAGACTTACAACCTGATGGAAGGAGAGGATAATGACAAAAGTAGTAGTGAGATTACCAGAACCTAAAAAAGAATATAGTGAAGACAACCAAAGACAAATTAACAGAGCATTAACTACAATTATAGAACAGTTAAATTCTACATATTTAACACAACAAAAAGAAGATCAAGAACGATTTACTTGGTTAGGATTAGGATAGTGGCAAATATATATAAAAACGATAAAGTAAGTTTAACAAATACAGATGTAACAACTTTGTATACTGTGCCATCTAATTCAAGAGCAATTGTTAAATCTCTTTTAGTTGTAGAAGATGCAGCTGGATCTGCAGTTGTTAAGGTAACATTAACCAATGCTGCGGGCACAGCTTTTGTAATTGACAACGATGTTAGTTTAACATCAGGTCAAAAAGAACAAGTGTTAAGTGAGCCTTTAATTATGTTAGAAAGTGAGATATTGAAGGTACAAGCAACTAGTGGTAATGTAGATGTTATTGCATCTATACTAGAAATTAATAGGGAGGATAGATAATGCCGTTTATAGAAACAGAAGCCTCAGTCAGGTATGAAACAATTAATGGTAAAAGAGTACCAGTAATAACGCCTAAAACAGAGGTAACATTAACTAATACAGTGACAGGTCAAGAGTACATGTCTGATGCAGAGGCTCTGGCTGATGTGCAAAATCCAAACACAGATACCAAGTCAGAACACATTAGAAGAGACGTAAATGTGACTGTAGAGGAGATAAAAATAGGCGCTGGCTTTAATATCAGCGATTGATTATTAGGAGAAAACCAAGTAAATTAAGAAACCATGGGAATATTAAGAAAAGTCAAAAAAGCAGCTAAAAGTATTACTAAGCCAATATCAAAGGTATTAGATAAAATTATACCCAATGAGATAAAACCTTATTTGCCTTATGTGGCAGCAATCGCTCCAGTATTAGGGCCTATGGGAGCTTTTGGTAAAGGTATTGCAAGTCTGGGTAAGTTTCAAGCAGCAGGTTTATATGGTTTGGGTGCTTTAGGTTCACAGTTAGCACAAGAAGGATCAGAAGGAGAATTTGATCTTTTACCTGTTTTAGCTGCTGGAGCATCTGGTTATTTATCAGCTCCTGGCACAACAGGATCTACAACTGCACAAACTTTAGCTGATCAAGGTATTACTGGAAGCGCAGCTAGAATGGAAATGGCAAACCGACCTTTCTTAACCCAAGCAAAAGATTTAGGAATAACAGGGATTCAAGGAGTAGAAAAATTCATGCAAGCACCACAAAGTGCTAAAGGATTTTTAGGTACAACTAAAGCTATTGCTTCAGCGGCATCTCCAACAGTGACAACGCAGATTACACAAGATGCAATAAATGCAGCTCAAAAAGCTTTAGATGACTACAACGCTGAGTTAGCAGAATATGAAAGATTAACTGGAGAAGCGCAAACTGCCTCTGATGATGCTAGAAGAACAGCAATTAGAAACGCCATGACTGCAGGTGGTCACTCTGAAGATGTGATTAGTGCAACATTTGATTTATTAGGCTTAAAAGACGGTGGTGTTGTAAAAATGAAAGATGGTGGTATAATGGATCTTGGCGGTAAAGAAATGGATCTACGAGGTGGTGGATTCGTGCCAATAGGTAAAAAAGAGAGAGCGGACGACGTCCCTGCAAGATTAAGCAAAAACGAATTTGTAATGACAGCCGATGCTGTAAGAGCAGCAGGTGGTGGAGATATTAATGAAGGTGCAAGAAGAATGTACGAAACAATGAACAGATTAGAGGCAAGAGCGTAATGGCTGAAACAACTACGATAACACGACCGGCACCGGTACTAGAAGCATCACTAACTAATTTTTTAAAAGCAATAGATCCTTTAGTTGGTCAAAAACTTAATGTAGGTGCATTCGCACCACAGATTGCAGCAGAATCACAATTACAACAAGATGCGAGAACTGCAGCGGCAGGATTAGGATCACTCACAGGTCCAGATGCTTTCAAACCTTTTATGTCACCTTATCAACAAGAGGTGATCGATACAACTCTAACAGAATTTGACAGACAACAGGCTATCGCAGACACAGCAAGACGTGATGCAGCGATAAGAGCCGGAGCTTTTGGAGGTGGTAGAGAAGGTGTACTAGCAGCCGAAGCAGCAAGAGGAGCAGCACAAAGCAGAGCAGGACTACAAGCACAACTATTAGCACAAGGATTTCAACAAGCACAAGCGGCAGCAGCACAAGACTTGGCAGCGAGACAAGGTTTAGGCACTTACCAAACACAATTAGGTCAAGCAGGTCAAGCACAACAACAAGCAATCTTAGATGCAGCAGCAGCTGGCGCAAGAGAAGCAGAATTCGAACCATTCACTAGATTAGGTTTAGTTGGTCAACAACTTGC